TTTTCCCAATTACGTGAGCCATACTTGTAAGCTCCATCCTCAAACCTCTTACTGGCTGCCTTCAAAGCAGCGATGGGAAGTTGGTTAGGAAACCCTTTGCCTTTCATTGAATCCCTCACCGAACCTGTTTCAAATTCAGTGCGTTCACCGCTATCGGGTAGTTCATTTATTTTTTCGTTGGTGGTGTCCATAATCTTATTTCTCCTTCTTTTTCGTTATATTCTTTTGGACTTCTCAGAATGTAAGACAACCTTGCATTCATCAAAGCGTCTTCTTCTGTCTGTCCTTTTGATTCATAAGCATCAACTACTGTCTCCCAAGTCGCTCCATGCTTATCTAATAGTTTGTTTGCAGTTACACTTCCAATACCCTTGGCTCCCGAAAAGCCATCGACTGTGTCTCCAGAAAGGGTTTGTGCAAGGTGATTGTAATCTGCTTCTTCAGTTGTCGTGTAACTTGTCTCTGCTGTAAGAAAGTTAAACCACTCGCAATCAAGAGTGCCGAAGTCTTTGTCACCACTGACTGCAACATAGTTGTCGTTGGAGCAACAAAGCATACCTATAACATCGTCTGCTTCCAGGTTATGTTTGCGTATTCCGTTGTGGTTTTCAAAAGCCCATTGAGTTATTGAAGCAATGCCAAGAGGTTTTCTTTTGTTTTTTCTGTTTGCCTTGTAATCAGGAAAGACGTTGTAGCGGAAGTTGCGAGCATCCGAAAATACCATGACATAATCGTCTGACTTTGTTTGGTCAATTGAGTAATCGATCATATCCTGTACAATTACTTTCATGTCTGCCTCAGAACTGTGAAGCGTCCATATATCATCTTCCCATTTTATTTCTTGCTCCGAAGCAAACCCTGCTCGGTAGACAATCATATCTCCATCTATTGCTGCTATTCTTTTATTCATAATTATTAATGTGTATCTGCCCAGTTGTTTCCAATCTTGAAGTCTCCATCCAAGGGACATTTAATATCTAAAACTTTACCTGCTTGAATTATTGCAGCTACATAAGTTTGTCCTAAGTCCTGTGCGTGTTCTTCAAGACAGGAGAACTGAACTTCATCATGTACATTGGCATGCATTTCATAGGGATGCTTTGCAAGTTTAGCAAACTCGATAAGTGATTGTTTCATTATTATAGCTCCGCAACTTTGGAGTAGGAAGTTAAGGAGAGAGTGCTTTGATCTCATTTCTATAATCCTTCCGTCGATTGCTTTTATGTGTCCGTTAGTCTCTGCCGATCTTTCAACAGCAGTTAGTAATTTCTTAAAAGCGGGCATCTTTGACATAAACGTGTCTCGAAGTCTCTTTCCTTCTTTCATTCCTTTACCAACTGCTTCGCCAAGTCTCTGGTTCGAAGCTCCGTATATAAGGCTATATATGAAGGTCTTGGCATCACTTCTATCTATACCAAGTATGTCTGCATTCACCTGATGAATATCGCCTTCAAGTATTTCTCTTGCAAACTTACCGCTATCAAATTGATATAGGTACGAAGCAAGACAGCGTAATTCGAGAGAAGACGCATCGGCTCCGCATAGTACTTTTCCCTTTGGTGCTTTGAACATTTCTCTGCACTCCTTACCATACTCAGCACGAACCGAAGGGATTTGTTGAAGGTTAGGACGAGATGCCGAACACCTGCCAGAGATTGTTCCAACAGTACTAACAGTTCCATGTATCCTTCCTTTTTTTGTTACACATCCGAGCCAAGAGTTAGCTCCTTCAGCCAACATGCCAAGTCTCTTTTGCACTAACAAGTATTCAAGTATCTTGAGTGACTCCTTTGTATTTATCTGTTTTAAAACTGTTTCATTTATCTCAGGTCGTTTACCTTCGTATGCTTTTGGAACCCACCCTTGTTCCATTAGTCTTTCTGCTATCTGATCTCTAGATCCTGGATTGAAGGGAGTAGTCTTTACTTTGTTTCCCATCTTCTCTGCAAGGTCAGATATGTTCTGCTTCAACCCTGCCTTCTTTAGCTGACCCTTTAATGCAATCTTAGTCTTACCTGTGTATTCAATTCCCTCTACTTCTACCTTCCATCCAGTAACACTCTTCATCTCTTCTACCTTTGGAGGAAAGATTTCCTGCATCTCTTTTTCAATCTGCACCCTGCGTACGGAAAGCCTTTTTGCAAGTTCCTCTGCCTTTTCTACATCAAAAGGAAAACCATTTAGTTCTTGTTTTCTTATAAGTCTTGCAAAACTGTGTTCAAGTTCCAATGCGTTTCGTGATACACTGTTTTTGATAAGGTGTTTGTATAGATCAAAAGTAAGTCTCACATCTTGCGAACAATACTTTTGCATGTCAGGATTAAACTTATCCCAAGCTCCTTCTTGCTTTGCATACTCACCTTTAAAGTTTCCAAGTCTCCAACCCCAAGCTTCCAATTTATGTTTACCTACAAGAGCGGAAGGAAAGTTTTCTCGCTTCCTATCAGTAATAGCTATGTCACGACAAAAGAACTTAGACATAAGCATGGTATCAACAATTACATTCAACTTCACTCCGTAAACCTTTTCAATGCAGGGAGCATCAAAACCTATAAAGTTGTGTCCACAAACGTACCTAGACTGCTCTAGCATTTTAACACCTTCTTCGATGTTACCTCTATCTGTATTAAACTCGTGCATCTCAAGTGTGTTAGTATCTAGTATGGAGATACAATGAAACTTGATGGGACAATCAAGAGTTGTGAAGTTTTCTATGGCGTTTGTTTCTATGTCAGCTATTACAAAGCTATATTTATATTTCATTTTATTTTATTCTTTCTGTTAATTTTTTGGACAGGATTCTAAAGGCTCGTTCTGCTGTTCTAGGGAATACTCCGTTCCCCAAGAGACGAGTTCTGTCCACCCTGTCGGCAACTCCATCAACTGCTCCGTCCACGCAGGATTTAATTGGTGCAGTTCGTGGTCTTTCCCAAAGGTATTGAGGTTCGTTGATTGGGGCAGGTACTTTGCGTGGTGTATTTGTCTCCCCAGAAGTGAATTGACTGGTGAGTTCTTGCAAGCTTTTGCTGTCCCGTCCTTCCAGTCCCTCGCTGTTGGAGTAGCCCATAATAAATACTCTTTTTCTCTGGTGTCCTCCGCCAACTTCGCTCGCTGAGAATATTCCTGCCTCTGCTGTGTAACCCATCGACTCCAAGCTTCTGAGGACATACTTGAGAACAGGCTCACCTTCACTTGTTTTTGTTGTGATGATGCCTTCAACATTTTCCAAGAAAACAATGGGAGGTCGGCATTCTCTAATTCCAAATTCGATGAAGGGGTAGATGTGTCGCTCGTCTCGGTCTGACTTGCGAAGTCCAGTATTGCTAAAGGGGGTACATGGGAAACCTCCACTCGCGATATCCACCAGTCCTCGAAACTTTCGGTATGGGAAGGTACGAATATCCGACCAAATAGCTGCTTGATCCAGTCTACCTTTTTCCATCTCTTTAACCAAACACGAAATGGCGAAGGCTTCCCTCTCCACCAAAGCGACCTCTCTAATATTTTTGAAGATTCTTCTAAGTCCGAGTCCGATGCCTTCGTATCCAGAGCAGAGCGAAAGGTGGTTAATAGTTGTTTTGGAAGTATCCACATCACTGTTAAAAGGGGTTTTCTTTATCTGCATCTGTTAGTATTCCTGTTTCCTTGTCGTAGTGGATGTGTCCTGCTATTCCAGTCTCTCCGCTAAATCGGTTCTTTAAAATTCTTAGTGTACTCGTGTGCTGCTGTTCTGGATCTGGATCTTGCTGACTTCTTTCAAGTCCACACACAATATCCGAAAGCTGTGCAATGGAAGCCGATGACCGCAGATGAGCAAGACTTACTGTCGCTCCTTCTTCGTGTCCCTTTCCCTCTGGTCTTCGTAAGTGACTCACAAGTATCAAAGCAATTCCTGTTTCTTCAACAAGCGCACGAAGTCTTGTCATTATAACATCTAATGCTCTTCGTTCCCCACCTCCACCTCCAAGGTCGCTATCTGTTAATCCACTTACAACCAAACTTATGTGATCTAAAACAACGTACTCTATGTCCATTGCTTGAGCCATGAAGCGTACATCAGAAATAATTTTGTCAGGATCTAGACTGCCCCAATGGTCATAGAAAAATAATCTCTTAGTCCCCAAGGTTCTTTCAAATCCTTGTCTGTACTCATCATCCACCTTAAAATTATCGAGATGCAAAAGCTTCTTTAATTCTATCCCAAGTATACCTTGTGCTGTTCTTTCAACCGACTCTTCAAGAGCAATGTATCCAACCTTGCTTTCAGTAGTAGTGAGTATGTGGTGGGCGATCTGTCTGCAAACTTGACTTTTTCCTATCCCACTACCTGCTGCGAACGTAACAATTTCAGATTTGCGTAGACCTCTTGTCAGATTATTAAGACACGAAAAAGGATAGCGTATTGAGTCATTTACTTTGGCTTGTGATATTTTATCAAACAAAGAACTGCTATCAATAATACTCACAGGACTCCACTTCTCTGCATCCCAAAAAGATTTAACTGCGTCCTCTCCTCTGCCTTCCATTAATAGTTCGTTAGGATCTTTTCCGTTGAGTCTAGCAATGTAAGCTTTACCAGGAGGGAGTATGCCGACTACATCTTCGACTGCTTTTCTTCCTGCTTCGTCTTCGTCAAACATCAAAACAACTCTTTCAAAACTATCGAGCCACTTTAACTGCTTCTTGAATAATGATTTTGCTGATGATGCTCCACCTATGCCGACAACAGGGTACTTATTTTGTTGCAACTGTGACATTGTTAGGACATCAAGTTCGCCCTCACAAACCAGTAGCTTGTTGTTTGCTCCAGTCTTCCAAAGATGCTGACCGAAGAATGTTTCATGTACTTCTCCTTTGACTATAAAATTTTTATCAGCATCTCTAAGCTTTTGTCCTATGAGTCCTCCATCCTTGTTGTAGTAGTTTGCAATGTGGACTGTGTTTCCGTATTGATTTTTTCCAATATGGTACTGGTACTTTTTGCACGTATCTAAATGTATTCCCCTTGGAGCAATCGGTAGAGCTTCTCCTCTTATAAAACCATTTGGGTTTAATTTTTCGGTAGTTTTTTTTGTCATGTCTTTATCATAAATTCTTTCGCTGTTTCCAATAGGGTCAAACGTGCCACAGCTAAAACACTTAGTGCTTCCATCTTCGTTGACTGCAAGAGCATCACTGCTTCCGCACTCAGGACAAGGTAAAGATGTTTCTACAAAGGTTGTGTCCATTCCGTCGGTATCTTTCTGTGACACCACAAAAAACCATACCGATCACACCAATCTGCGTAGGTAGTTGTACTGTTTTTTGATAGCGTGTTATATGCGTTCTGGAACAAAAATCTGATGGAATGTTGCGTTTGAGATTTGATGAGCAAATGCTTAGTCCTATCCTCTGGTTTGAAGTATCCCTTTGCTTCAATTATTACTCCGTTAGGAAAAATGAAGTCAGGAGTGTAGACGCAAAGACGTTTAAATTTGATCTTCATAGTTTCGTATTCAAAGTCTACCCCCTCCCTGCGAAGGGAGAGGGCTGTGTCTCTTTCGAACTTAGAACGGAACCTCTGCCGACTGTGCTTGATTATCTTCTGTGCTTTCTTCATCATTATACTCTTCTTCTGCAATATACCCCCCATCAACCGAACTAAACCCTTCATCTTTTTTACCTCCACTGTATTCAACAAGTTCTATGATCTGTCCTGCCTTGAGTCTGAGAGTGTACCCAAATCCAAGAGATGAAACGAACCAAGTTGAAAGTTCAACGTTGCAACGTACAAGCGAACCACTTCCTACATTGGTATCAGGTGATAGCTTTTGTCCCTTACTGTCGTAAAGAGCCACTGAGAACTCAATATCCCCTTTAGATGTTTCCACCTTTGCAGGTTGCTTTGTTCTTATTTCGTAATCACCTTCCTCTGTGATCTTCAAAGGAATCTGGACTGCTCTTCTAACCTTTTTTCCCTGCTTGTCACACTCGGCTTCATAAGCCTTTTCTACATGCTCATCCACCTGCTTTGAAAAAGCTTCAAAGTCCTCCTTGGATACATGTAACTTACAGCTATACTCTCCATGCTTTTTTGCGAAGTAGTAGTCTGGTTGAAATTTAGGATAGATAGCCTTCCCTATTGGTGTTGTTAGTTTTATACTTTTCATATTATTTTTTATACCTTTGGTTATTTTTTTTTTGTTTTCTTTCCAATGATTAGGAAAAGAAATAGTCACTGTCCTTGATGAGCGAAATGTCAGCTTCGCCATACTTCGGAGGATCAGGAAATTCTAAATCAGGATTCTGTTCTTTTATTTGATTGAGCCAGTCAAGGAGTAAGTCAGGAGTAAACATCTTCACTGCTTGCTCACGAATAACTCTTGCTAACTTATCGCTGTGTTTGCAGTGAGTTCCAAAACTATCGTGGATCATTGCAAAATCATAGATGCCTTCTTTGTTCGCAGCTACAGTAACGGAATGAAGAAGAGAAGCATCAAGAGCGTGGACTGCATTGGCAGCTACACCAAGTCTCATTGCCTTTGGTGAAATTTTATCCGAATCCTCAGTAAAACGAACGTGGACTGCTTCACCTGTAATCCAAGTCTTTACATTGTTCTCTTTTAATTTTTTATAATCTTGTTTTACAACAAAGCCAGAAGGAGTTCTCCATTCAAGATGTCTCTCTGCTGCTGTAACAATGTTGCAAACTTCTTGGAACCAGTGCATACATTGCTTTGGTAAATCTAAAATCTCCTCGATTGCTTCCCAGACTTTAACAGCAAGATAGTGAACAGCTTTGTAATACTCAGATAAATCAAAAGGTGAGGGACAACTGTCTGCATGGATCTTATCCTCAAACCAGTCTAATATATACTGTCGGTTTGAATACATAGTAAGTGAGTAGGAGTAGCACATCACACTCTTCTTTGTTGTCTTCCTGGATATTCCATAGTCAAGCCAAGCTTGTGCGAAAGCATGGTTACTTGCTGCATCCTCACGTAAATAACTTTCAACTCTGAGTCTAACAACGTCATAAATATCGGCAGGTTTGGCTGTTGGGATAACATTAGTTGCAACACATCCATAGTCACATCGAGTAAGTATTGATAAAATTTGAAGACCATTGTTAGTTGCGTCCATAGGGCAGGGAAGCTTGGTCTTTAGTTTTCCTTCACGTAAGAACTCTGCCCACTCAAAACAAAAAGCAAGGAATTGAAAGCAACCATTTCCGTCGGCATCCATCCATTCAGTGTTTCTTGTTGGATCGTTTGATATGCGTATAATCATTTCCGCATTGTCATACGCCCACTGTTCCCGCTCATCTAAAGTGACCTTGTCATACCCCCAACAGTTTGCTCCATGTATCGCAAGCCATCTTGCTTCCTTCTTGTTCCTTACTCGCTCGCTTCTTTCAAACTGCATCAGACCTCTTGTAAGATCAGTACCTTGCACGTTCAAAAAGGAAGGAATTGCATAAATTCTTCCACGAAAGCAAGTATTCACTGGAGTCCAAAATCTTTCACCTTTGAACTTTCTAGCTAAGTGTATGATAGTTCCACAAAGTATACGTTTTGATCGAGTTGATCTGTTTCTTTTGTGAACCCCTGCTGCCATTTGGTTCCACTGCTTTTTTATCTCTTCGTTATCATGTGCATCTTGTGGGAAGGGAGGTTTTTCTTCGTCATCCTGACTAACGATCGTTGAACCAATGGGAACATTATTTCGCCAAGCCCATTCAACAACATCCAAAACCCTTTGATTTATTTCCCAGGGTGTTCTTTGTATGAGGTTAGCTGCCTCCATTGGAACCTCAAACTCCCTGCTGTCTACCTCTCTCAAAAACTTTTTGTCAGGGGTTTTTATAAACGGAAGTTTTGGAAGAGATGTACCCTCAGTGCGATAACCACCTTCCCAAATGTTTTTCCAATCGTCAGGAGGTTCAGTCATGGGCATCCAAAAAGGCTCAAGCAATGCTCTGTAACTGTTAAAGTTTTCAATCCAATCGAGTGTGATGTTAGTGGCAGTTACATATCTTGTTGCTCGCTTCCTTTGCTTCTCCCGTATGTATACATATTCAATAAGATCTGTAGAAACTCTGAGCAGTTCAATCAAAACTGTTCCGCATGAAATCCGATCCCTCTTTGACCAAGGCTCAAAGTTTTCCATGCCTCTTTTCTCTTCCTCATGCTTCATGCTAAGTTGAACATGACGAAGTATAGATACTTTTCCGCTTCTTGTTTTTGCTCCCTTTATTATTCCTTCGCCTCTTTCATTTGTGCGAACAAGGAATGTACATCTGATTTCATTCTCGATTGCTTTGCCTACAGCATAACTCATAGAAGCCATTGTCTTCTTGTATGGAATGCCATTGAGAACTGTCTTCAAAGTAAGGAATGCAATCTTCTTTGAATCATACTCTTTAAGATCAACTAGCCATCTGGTCGGTCTTCCCTTTTTTGGTTTTAAAAGCTCATCAACTCTCCTGTTAAATTCTGGAAGGAGCTTTCGCATTAGTCGTTGACTTGCGGAACTACGAGAACTTTGATCGTACTTCCTTGCACTCTCATTCTGTGCGTTGAAGCGACCAATACCTATCTCGGTCATCTCGTTGTTTAAATCAGATTGTTCTAACATAATTCTTTTTTGTCACCTTTTTGTCAGTTGGCAACAGTTTTAAAAAGACTAAGTTTTATGTGTTTGTTAGGTGACAAAGCGTTGCGGAGCAAGGAGTACAGAGATGACAAAAAGAAACACTGGAACCTAAATCTGGCGAGTCTACCAAATTTCTCCACAGCCGCATTAACTTGTATCCTTTGTGACATAAGGCTTTCAGCTTGCTTTTGTCCCCTTTCTGAAATTGTTAGTTTTGTCAGTGAATGCCGACAAATTTGTCACCTTTTTGTCATCGCACAAGATACCATACTCTAGCACCTTGAGTCCACTCAATAAACTATGATCATTTAAATGTGCATATCTAAGAGTCTGCTCAATTCTTTTATGTCCTAACCACTTTTTTGTCAATGCAATGTTACCTGTCCTTTGAACAAGTCTTGAGCCACAAGTGTGCCTACAAAGATAAAAAATAAAATCCCTGTCTTTTTCTTTTCCAAGTGCCTTCTTTACCTTGTCCCAAACTGTTCTGATTCGCTCCTTTGTCCAATGCTCCCACATCTTTCCCTTTTCGTAGTGATTTCGGTATGCGTTATGCGCTCGTCTTGTAAGCGGAATCTTTCGTGGCTCTGTGTTTTTTGTTTCTCCTGCTTTTAGTTCAACAACGTAACCAAGGTAATCATCATGTCTTACTTGGTCAGCACTTATTCTCCTCGCCTCACTTGGTCGCATGCCTGTGTCTATTTGCCACATAAAAAAGTCTGCGAAATAATCCTCACCTATCTCCTCAAGGTACTCTAATATATCTGCCTCTTCTTCATCGCTAAAATAAACATTCCGTTCGTTGTTTACCTTTTCTAACTCAGGCATAAGAACTTTCTTTGGAATCCAATCCCTCGAAAAAGCAAAACCAAACGCTCGTGAAATCGTCGCAAACTTTAGTCGAATTGTAGCAGGTGAGTTACCTAGCTCTTTGCAATGAAGATGGAAGTCATCCAGGTCATTGATGTCTATCGTATGAGCTAATCGCTTTGGTCCAAAGAACCTCTCAATCATGGAAATGTGCTGCAACGCTGTTGGCTCGTTTGCCTTTCCCTGCCAAACGTTAAGAACTACCTTTGTAAACATCTGCGAAATCGTCATTGGCTC